GCTACAAGAATATTGCCATCTTTTCTGCAAGGTGTTGATGTTGTTTATAACGCAACAGGAATGGCGTTTCATAAAGATGGTAACTTTCAAGAAACTGATATATCACTAAACTTTGTTGAAGAAAGACCTTTGACTAAGAGAGATATTATAGAAGAAGCCGCCGCACTTGGTGAAGACTATACGTTTGGGACGGGATTTTAACATGGCATTTTTTAGAAACTTTCCAGTTGTTAATTATAATTTTGGAACAGAGACTTCTGATACAGCATTTCAAAACTTAACTGCTTACATAGATCTTGTTGATCAGATAGCAGATGACGCAACATTCTACGAAGAGTATTATATCGATGATGCATCAAGACCTGATATTCTTTCATATGAGTTATATGGCAATGTCGATTTGTATTGGACTTTCTTTTTGTTAAATGAAAAGTTGCGTATACAAGGTTGGCCTCAGGACAATTATAAAATAAATGATCTTGCTAAAGTATATTATCCTAATAGAATATTAAAATCTACAGCGGCAATGCATGGAGAGTTTTATATTGGAGATCTTGTTGCGGATCGTGTTAACTCTGATGAGTTTGGTACAGTGTTCAAAGGTAAGATTTTAGAGAAGAACTATGATCTTGGACAGATAACAGTGAAGCCTATTATTGATGTTAGGTCAATATCTCTGACTAATGGTGGCACTGGTTACACCTCACCGCCTACTATAACCCTCGCTGGGGGTGGTGGAACAGGTGCAACTGGGCAAGCAGTTATGACCTATTTGGATGGTAGTGAAGTCAAAGTCTCACAGACAATACAATCTATAGCAGTCACAACAGGTGGTGAAGGATATACGAGTGCTCCCAGAGTTATTATATCAGAACCTAATATTGCAAATGGAACACAGGCTACAGCAACCTCAGTACTTTCAAGCTTCAGTCTTCCTAACAGCACAACCATTTACTCTCAACGTAATCAACCAAATGTGTTGCTATGGGACGATGACCTAGTTCGAAGTTTAATAATACATAGTAATGTTAATCAGTATAATGCTCCTCATCACTATAATAATGCAAGTGGTGAAGAATCTGATTTAACTATAGTTGCTGGTGGTGGTGTAGAAAACAGAACATCGTTTGTAAGTCATACTCCAGTTACACATTTGGATCGTCTCATCGAATCTAATGATACCTTGCGTAGAATAAACATATTTAAACCTAATGTTGTATCTCAAGTAAACAGCGAATTTCAGAAACTATTAAGAAGTTAATATGTCAGATATAGTATCAGCGGAACAACTAAAAATAATTAGTATTAGAATGGAGTCTGAACGATTCAGTGAGCCATTAATATTCTCTAATGCATCCGACTCTGGCATTGTTATTGAATTCAATATATACGAAAACTTAACACTTGGATATTTGACAGGAGATATTATTCTTCAAGATGATCAAGACATTTATACACAAGCAGATATTAATGGAACTGAAAGAATAGTATTAGAGTTTGTAGTTCCTGATCAAACTACGAAATCAATAATTAAAACTTTTGTTGTAGAAGAAATTACTGATAGTATAAAATCTAACGATTACTCCTCAATAGTATCGCTATCTTTGGTTGAAGATATAAAGTTCTATAACGACTTAAACAAGTTTAGTAAAGCATACACAGGAACTGGTGAGCAAATAATAAAAAACATTGTAAAAGATAAACTTGGTAGAGAACTTATTATTGAAAGCAAAAAAGAAGCCGCACAAGCATCCTTTAGATACATTGTTCCTTATCAAGATCCACTAACTGCTATTAAAACTATATTGACTAAAATGTCTACAGCTAATGGCTATCCATTTTTCTTTTACTCATCTATAGTAGATGATAACTTTTACTTGACTGATCTTGAAACTATTATTAATACTCAATCCTTTAATCATATGAAACCATTCGTATACGATCAGGAAAACGTCAATAAGAATGATATAGAATCTCAAGCTACGAACATAACACATTTCGAATCAGGTCTTGCAGAGAATACTTTAGACCTAGCATTAGCGGGGGGAATGGGGTCTCAGTACGAATCTATTAATGCAACTACGGGAATAAACTTTATATATCATCAGGATATGAACAGGTATTTCAGTAAGTTAATAGAAGCAGAATTACTTCCAAAAGATCAAAACTTCATTGCCTTTGATAGTAAGTTTATATCAGATCCTAAAAAAATAGATCAATCCAAAATAACTGATTTTAATTCAAAGATACATACTAGAGTAGTCACCAATCCCTATGATGATGCTAATGGATTTGATCAAGAATACAACGAAGTAAATGAAACTTTTAAATTGACTAAAAGAAGTATTATAGCACATTTGCTAAAAAACAAATATAACATAAATGTCCCCGGAATACTATTTTCAATGAACAACATAGAAACTTGTGTCGGGCATCAGATATCTATGATAATATATAAAAATGATATAAGTCATGTTGTTGGGGGAAGAATTGATGAGAAGAGATCTGGAAGATTTGTGATACTTGCTAAACGCCATTGTTTAGATGTTGCGGGTGGGAAACATAATGTTTCTCTAGATCTATGTAAACTTGCTAGTCGGAGTATTTCTAATGAATGAATACTATGGCGATAATAATAGGTGGTTTGTTGCGAGAGTTATTAATGGTAATGATCCTCAACAGGCTGGTAGATTTCAAGTAAGAATATTTGGTGTACACTCTCAAGAAGTTGAAGATAAGTTTCTACCTTGGGCTGAAACAGTCATGCCGACTACAGAGGGTGGAGTATCTGGTGTAGGTAGAATACCACAATTGAAGAATAATGCTTTAGTATTTGGGATCTTCTTGGACGGTAAAGCTTCTCAAAATCCTATGATAATTGGTTCTATGAGTCATATAGAACAGCCCTCTTCTTCTCAAGTAAAAGCGGCGGCTGAATCTGGAAGAGTAAATCTTCTTGATTCTAAAAACATTGGTAAAGAAGGTGTTACAGTATCTGAACAACAACGTCAGATGTATGAAAATGGTAGTGCTGAAATAAGACAGTTAAGAGTTTTGGTCATGGACTTTTTAATTAGTAATGGCCTTCCGATAAAATCAGCGGCTGGTGTTTGTGGTAACCTAGAAATAGAAAGCAACTTTGATCCTAAAGCTGTGTCGGCTGGCTCAGAAGACTCTAGAGGTATTGCTCAATGGAACTCAGGAGTGGGTAGATGGCAAAGAGTTGAGGCATATGCTTCTGACTTAAACGAAGATCCCTACGATCTTTTCCTACAGTTAAAGTTTTTAATATATGATATGAAGACAGGCGTACCACATGATTGTTGGAATCATTTAAGTAATGAGATGAATATAACTAACTTTGATGGAGATAAGGATGATACAAATTCCACATTTCATTTCTTTCACATATTTGAAAGAGCAGATCCAGCAAACTATAATAACAATAGTGGTAGATCAAGACCATTAGCGGCTAGAGCGGCTTATGATGAATACAAGGCAACTTTGATAGCTTCTGTATCCTCTAACTTATCATCAGGAGCTAGATAATGTCCTCTAAAGATTTATTACAAGATGGTATGAATGCTTTAAGTAAACTATTAGGTCAGCAATCTTCTAGTAGTGCTACAAGAGAACTGAGAGAAGTTTATGATACTTCTGTTAGTTTTAAGTATAAACCTGATAATACAACCTCTGGTGGATTTCAATCTTTAGCCAGTGCCGATAGAGATATTGTGTCTAGTGTCGAAGGCTCTGTGCCAGATCAGATACAAAAGTCTTTAGGTGTTGTCAAGTTAGATCCAAGTGCTAAATCGGCTGATCTAATAAAAGATGTGGGGAGTGATGCGGCAGACTTGACTACGATCACAGGAGATAGTCGATTGTCTTCGGATGGTTTTCTTGACGTGGCTGTTAGTGCTCCGTTCCCAGAAGCCTTGGCTGAAGTTGTTAAATCCACAACAACCTCTTCATCTAGTGAGGTAAAAACTATTGTTGGTAATAATGTATCAACAGAACTTGCCAGAGATGATATTTTGGACAACGTATTGGGTGATGTATTAAATACTAAAAAAGGCACAAGTAATAAAGTAATCAATGCCATTTCAAATCAAAACAACTCTAGATCTAAAGTACTGAATAACTCTTCTTCTGGATTTAATGGCACAATAGAAAACTTGGTAGAGACAACTTTCCAATCAACTGAAGTTCTTTTAAACTCAGTAGCAAAAAAGGGTGACGTTACATATAACGTTCCACCTGAAGATGTAAAAGATATTGTCACATCAAAAAATAATGGTGATATTGATAATGCTGTTAAGATATTAAAAAAATATTCTGATAAGTCTGATGCTGATTTAAAAAATGTTATATTGAAAATAGATAACAGAGCATCCACAGTTTTAGAACCAGCCGCAGTCTCAGTGCATATACCAAGTAAAAGAACCGATGACTACAACAATGTGTGGCGTGAAGCAACTACAGATATTAACTCAAAGATATTTGATCCTATAGCAGACATAACTGAACTAGAAACTGAACTTGCTAATATGACCAGAGAAGTTACTGAAGTTATAGTAGAAGCCTTTGCCACAGTCGATGGTAGCACAACGACAGTTGAAGAATGGCATCAGTTATACGTTGATAAATATGATCAAGGGTTCGAGCCACACTATTACATCAACTATGCTGGTGTGCTTTTTAGAGGAAGACCAGTAGATATAAAAGGAACAGGATTTTACTACAGTGGTGTGCCAGATCATTCAGAGAGAAGTATATTGATTGCTCTTGAAGAACCAAACTATATGGCTAGTACTGCACAGATGAATACTATTCGAAAGATGTTTCAGAGCATATTTAATGTCAAGCCGGGGGTTCAGGTATTTGGGATTCATGATATTATAAGATCCACTGAATCTCCTTGGTGGAACGTATCTCTTAATGTAAAGAATGTATTCGGTAAAGAAAATATAAAAGATTATAATCCCAATACGACTGCACCTTTGACACAGAAACAACTAGTAGATGGATATGTAGGAAACTAATATGGCGTATGGTAAATATCCAAATAACCTTTCAGGAATTCCTCAGGAAATTATAGATGCTAGAGTTTCTAGCAAGTCTAAAAATCGTCCAGAAGATCCTACTGGTCAGTATCCAGAGACAGACTACTTCTTTTCAAGCAATATTTCCAAGGAAGCAAGAGGCGTTGCCAGAAATGACCTAGAGTTTTTCGCTCAGTATGATGACGTTGAGTTGGAAACGGGTAATAAAGTTTCTTCTGTTTATGGTAAGAACCAAGTATCTAAATCAGAAAAGGGTCATGTATGGGAAGTAGATGACACTGATGGTAATGAACGTATCCTTATCAAGCATATAGAAGGTAGTGGTATTGAACTTACTCCTGATGGAAGTATTATTATTAGCACTAAGAAAAGAAAAGTGGAAGTCATTGGTGGCTCTAATGAAGTTATCGTTGAGGGAGACGCACAGCTAGTCTATAAGGGCAACCTAAACATTAAAGTTGTTGGAGAGTTCAATGTTGATTGCCTAGACTATAATGTTAAAGTGAACGGTAATAAGGTTGAAACTATAAGAGGGTCTGAAGAAAAGCACGTAGGTAATGGATCACAGTCATCTGTAACAGGACCAATAACAACATACTCTACTGGATTGGTTACGGATGTATTCTTGGGCGGTCATCAACACAACGTCAAAGGTAATCTAGATTATAACATCAATGGCAATGTTGGTTTGTTTTCAAGTGGAACGATGGACGTTACATCAGAAGATTATCTTAATATGTCTGCCGATAACTTCACTGCCTCTGCTAACAACATGACACTACAAGGCGGCACAGGGGTTATAGGCGGCACTGCAATGGACTTTGTGGGTAATGGTGCTATCTTTGATCAAGGTGTTAAGGCTCCTACATTTCATGGAGATTTAAAAGGAACTGCTACTACAGCAACTGTGGCACAATCCCAAAACTATGCTGATCCCAATGGTGGTGGTGGTGTTGGTACGGCTGGCACTATTACAGACACAGCAACTCCTTCTATCACAGCGCCAACCTCAACTAAGGTTCTTACATATTTGTTAAAGGCCGCTGGCGGTATTCGTAAGGTAATCATTGACAAGGGTGACTACATTAAGAACTTCATTGATAAGTCCAATGACTATAGTGGCGTGTCTAATGGTTATATGACAACAGGACAGGCCAGATCAAAGTTAAGAGATGTTGTTAACTCTGGTAATGCTCAGTTTGTGGGGCAACTATTAAAAGAAAATCTTATTTGTTCTGATTATAACAACCCCCTACCAGAGAGAACTGGTAGAACGGTAAGACAGGAATCTACTCCTGTGTTAAGTACTATGCCAGCAAACATTTACTCACCACAGATTTCCGCAACATTTATAACCAAAAGATCCGCTCTAAGTATTGTACCTGAAGAGAAGTATAATCCTTTAAGACAAGATGATATTACAATCAAGACTAAGTTGTCTGACAATATTACTATAGCCAAGTTCTTAGGGTCTGATGACTCTACAAACCTTAAGTTTATAAAGTCTCTTTCAGTAAAAAGAGATATTGCTAAGAACTTATATGCTCATTCACTTATACTTAAAAAAATACAGAATAACAATGAAAGATTTAGAGGTGTTAATCTCGTAGTATCTGAGGGCGTCTACAGACCAAGTGCTTCGGAAATAATAACACCCAATAGTATAAATGATCTAAAGGCTAAAGGAAAGGCCGTAGTCTATAAAGCAATCAATAGAAAAGGTAAGCCAAATAACCTAGACTTATTCGATATCGCAGAATACTTAAAGGACGTTAGTTTCTTCGATGAGATGATCTTATCTTATGACACTTTAGAGTGTGTGGGTGATCAGGTTGTATTGAGTTCAAGACTAATCATAGTCATGCCAGACATTGATGATCAGTGGACAGGCACATTCAGAAGAAAAATATCTACTGAATATAATAGACAGTTGTTATCTGAAGGTGAGTTTATCGAATGTCTATTAGAAACCACAGAGACTTTAGAGGAACGTGTGCGGAATAAATCTGCCACACCGCCAACTGACAATGTTGTTACTCACACTAGAGGGAATGATAGAATACACTGGCCTGATCAAAGAATAGTAGACTCCATTGCTGAAGCAGTGAGAGAGCTTGGTGAAGGTTACACAGCACAGATCACATCAGATGGTGGTAGAGCGAAAAGAGATAGTGGGACTAATAATCATCCTGTTGGTGAAGCGGCAGATCACTTCTTACTGCTTGATGGGGTTCGTATCAATCCTTCACAGAATAAGATCTTGTATCAACGTTATATTAGGATACTAGTCAGAAACGCAAAGGCACGTGGTGTTCGCCCCGGTATTGGTGGCTATTCAACATTTATTCACTATGATGAGAGTGAATGGAGACAAGCGGGTGCAGATGATGCTGGAACTTGGAGTAATGGTTTTAATGTTTCCTTCGCAAAAATCGTATAAATAAAGGTAAAATAGAGAAGAACTTATGGCAACCAATAGAGTATTATCAAAAGAGGATGGCAATCTTAGTAAGTCTGCTTTAATAGTAAGTAGGAAGACTGAGTATAAAGATATTGATTTATCCTTTACTGCTAAACCTAATGGTGAAATATTCACTAAGAAAGAAGCGGCGGCTGTTAAGCAATCAGTAAAAAATCTTGTTATGACTAACTTCTTTGAGAAGCCATTCGAGCCTTTCTTTGGTGGAAATATAAGAGCACTACTATTCGAATTAGCCGATGACGATATTGAAGATGATGCACGTGAAAATATAGTCAGAGCTATAAATGCTTATGAACCAAGAGCAATTATTAGGGCTATTGATGTAAATTATCAAGAAGAAAGAAACTCTATATCAATAACAATAGAGTTTCAAATTGTAAACACAGAAGAAGTTGTGACGTTCACGACTTCCCTATCAAGGTTAAGATAACATGGCAACAACGATTAAATCATCAGCCTTAGACTTTAACAATATCAAGAGTAATCTAAAAGATTATCTTGCTAATAAAGATGAGTTTAAAGATTATAACTTTGAGGCATCAGGTCTTTCAAACATCCTTGATGTTCTAGCCTACAACACACATCTCAATGCTCTTATAGCAAACTTCGCTCTTAATGAATCATACCTTCCGACTGCACAGTTAAGAAGTTCGGTTGTTTCCCTATCAGAAGGTATAGGGTATGTACCAGACACTGATACATCATCTCAGGCAAAGGTTAGACTTACTTTGAACTCAACCGCTGTTGCCCGTGAGCAAACTATTATTCTACCAGCATACACCAAATTCACTTCAAGTGTAGATGATGCGACATACAGCTTCCAGAATGTAGAAAACTTTTCTGCTACAGATGATGGCACAGGTTTCTATGAGTTTAAAACAAATGCTGGATCAAATCGCATTCCAATCTTTGAAGGTACACTGAAAACAAAAACATTCCTAGTTGGAGAATACGAAGATAACCCTGTTTATGTTATTCCAGATGGAACGGCTGATGCGGATACTGTTACGATAAAAGTATTTACGAGTGCTACGTCAACAGACTTTGTAACATATCAGAACATTAAAAGTGCCACCACTCTTAGCGCCAACTCAACAATCTATATTCTAAAAGAATCTCCTAATGGATACTTCGAACTATCTTTTGGTGATGGTGTAACATTCGGTATTGCTCCTAGTGCTGGTAATCGTATTGAAGTTGAATACCTATCAGTAAAAGGTGCTGTTGCTAATGGTGCTAGTGTGTTTGTTCCTTCAGCACAGTTCACATCAGGAAACATAACTTCTGATATTAATGTTGTGACATATGTGAACTCTATTGGTGGTGAAGAGAAAGAAAGCATAGAATCTATTCGTAAGAATGCGCCTTTCAGATATGCTACTCAAAACCGTATGGTCACGGCAGAAGATTACTCATCACTTATACTTCAGAGTTATTCTACTCTCATACAAGACATTGCTTCATGGGGTGGAGAAGTTGCGGTAGATCCTGAGTTTGGTGCTGTATACATATCAATATTGTTTGAGAGTGATGTTACTACAGAAACTATTGCCACAACAAAACAGGCAATACGAGATCTAGCCACACAACTGTCTATTGTATCTTTCAATATTAGATTTATAGATCCTATTCAAACATTTGTTGAAATGGATACGTTCTTTCAGTTCAACCCAAAACTTACAGACTTAACTTTAAATGCTGTACAAGATTCTATTAATACTATTATTTCTGGATACTTTACTACAAATACTGGTAACTTTAAACAGGCATTCAGAAGATCGAATGTCCTATCTCTTGTAGATGAATCTTCTCCCGCTGTTCTCTCATCAAGATCGAATGTTAGACTGCAACAAAGATTTACGCCTACAGCACCGACTTTGATCAGTGTTATAAACAAGTTGCTTTCAAATCCTCTTACAACATCTGCTACTAACCTTAATAAAATAGTTGACTTTGTTGTCAGTCAAAGATATAATGATGCGGCAAACTATATGGTGTTAAACGATCTTAGTGGTGAAAACACTACATACATTAAGTCAAAACTATCAGCCGCCAAAGTTTCTATTAATCAACAGTTACAGTTTCCAGTATCGATTGCGGCACCTGATGATAACGAATATATTATTACAAGTAATGAATTTACATTCCAAAGTCAAACGTGTATGCTTAGAAATAAACTAAGTTCAAATATTATTCAGATTGTAGCCATTGCTGGCGGGGCAATACTAGTAGATAATGTAGGAAACTATATCGCCGCAACAGGTGTAGTTACGATTAACTATTTTAATCCTACAAGTATATCCGCTGGATTAACATTTATTAAACTAGCGGCAGTTCCTTCTAATCAAAGTGCTCTAGCGCCAACACGAAACGAGATATTAAACTTCGATACAGATAGATCGACAACAACCGCTGTAACAGTAAGTGCAATTAACTAATGGCTAAAAGAGATCAAACATTACTGGATAATAATCGTACTAATATAAATCTCTTAAATAGTGAGATCGATAAAGTATTACCAGAATACTTTCAAGAAGATTTTCCTAAACTAAAAAGTTTGTTTGAAGCCTACTACGAGTTTATGGATTCTGCCGATAATCCTTCTGGGCAGATTAAAAGGTTATCTTCTTCCAGAGATGCTACACAGGTTCCAGAAAGTTTACTACAATACCTTGAAGATGAACTTCTTTTAGGTCAGGCATACTTTGGTGGGTTCCTTAATAAAAGAGAAGCCATTAAGTTTTCAAATACTCTTTATAGATCTAAAGGTACTAAGTATAGTATCGAACAATTCTTTAGAGGGTTCTTTGCACAAGATCCTCAAATCATATATCCTAAAAACGATATATTCAAAGTCGGTCCTTCGATTGATTATGAACAAGATAGTATTAATACGGGTAGTCAACAAATAAAAGAACCAGCATCAGTCATTGGTCCTGAGTCACGTAAGTTCATTACAGATGATAAACTATATCAAGTTATGTCAGTTCTTATTAGAATAGGTCTGCCTCTTAACGAATGGATTGATACCTACAAGTTATTTGTGCATCCAGCGGGTGTGTATCTTGGTGCGGAACTTTTACTTGAACTTGTAAACACTGTTGGTCTTTCTATTGCTCAAGATGAGATTGGTGATCCGATAGCAGAGGCGGTAAGTTCAGAGACATTTGCTACTATGTCGATAGGTGCTGAAACCTCTCAGACACTTCTTCTACAAGATAGTGCTTTGGGCATCAGACGTTTCGCAACTGGCAATGAGTTTAGAGATATCGGAACTCGCACATTAGATTCATCTATGCCTGAGAGAAGCACTTATGATATTCTTGGTCTTTCAGGAACGTTCATGAGTGACTCAGGTCTTGCATCAGGGTCTCCAACTATGGATATGGATTCAGATGGCGTTATTACAATACAATCAACTATGGATATGGGCAAGTTCTCAACACTATTTGACTCAGATAATAGTGCAGATTCAGCACATTACCCCTTTAATCACGTATAAATATAATAAACTAGGTAGAGAGTAAGTTATGGCAAAACAGACAATCAATACGGGTACATCTGCAAATGACAGGACGGGTGATACATTACGTGGTGCTGGTACAAAGATTAATGCCAACTTCACAGAACTGTATAATTTTTTAGGTGGATCTACCATTAGTGCTGGCACATCACAACTTACTGATAGTGGAATGGACATTATAAGTGCTGGTGGACGTACTAAGCTTGGAGCCGTTAACCCTGCCTCTGAAATCAATATAGATTTCGGAGATTCTTCTGGTATAGTATTGGTTGACACCGCTATACAAACTATGAGTAATAAGACACTAACTAACCCACAACTCAATAATCCATCACTACATGATATGAGATTGTGGGATGCAGACTCTAGTCACAGATATACTTTTGTTGCTGGAGCATTGAGTGCAAATCGTAATATAACATTACCAGCACTATCTGCAAGTGATACTATGGTTATGAATAATACATCAGCAACATTAACAAATAAAACGTTGACAGATCCTGTTGTGCAAAGACCTAAAGTTCATGAGTACTTAACCGATTCTGCTAGTAATGCAGTCATATCCTTTACGAACACTTTTACACCTTCTAGAAATAATGTTAAAGTGTCTTCTAAAGCGGCTGGAACATCACCTGTTATAGAAGCTATAGGTTCAGATGCTAATCTAAACTTAGATCTAACTTCTAAAGGAACTGGATCTGTTAAGATAAGTAAAGCGGCTGTTAGTTATGCTACAGCGGCAAATAGTGCGGCGGCTTCAGTAAGTGCTGGATTTATATCTCTAACAGGATCTTCTTCAGGCACAGTTACATTAGCTGATGGCACACTCAATGGTGAAATGAAGACATTTGCAAGACGTGGGGGTGGTTCAGGTACAGTATCAGTAACACCAGCAACCTTTGCTCAAGGAACAAGTATTAACTTTGATCCACTAGATACAGCACAACTCATTTGGGACGGAACCAACGGTTGGAATATTATCGGTGGTTATGGATATGCAGTCGTATAGGAAATAGACAATGCCAGCAATTATTACAGACAGATTAAAAAGACAGTTTGCACAGCAAATATTTGATGAGAACCAAGGTACAAATCGTGGTGACTCTGATAACTATTTCTACATTGGGATTGGTCACTCTCAGATCTGGCAACCATCTGCTAATACTGATACTACAGTGTCTCCAAGCAATACTGAAAGAGATCGTAAACAGTTTAGATACAATCTTCAATCAGTAAAAGCAGTCGAAGCATTTTCCTTTGTAGTACCTTTGACTGATTGGACAACTAATACAGTTTATCCAGCCTTCAATGATAACATTGTTGGACAACCAACTCCTTCATACTATGTAAGAACCTCTGACAATAACATATATGTTTGTATTCGTCAAGGTAAAAATAGTTTTGGAGCGGCTGTAGTATCACAGTTCGTGCCAGATCATACTAATACATCTCTTCCAATAGAAAGTGATGGGTATGTCTGGAAATATATGTACACAATTACTACTGCCGATTCAAATAGGTTCTTGACTTCTAACTTTATGCCTGTTAAGTTTGTTGACTCAGCGGCGGCAACTGATCCTAACTTCGCACAAAAGTCTGTACAAAATGCGGCTGTTGATGGTCAGGTAATAGGATATCGTGTAGCACCTAACACTGGAGTGTATTCAGCGGCACCGATACTCACTGTTGTTGGTGATGGTAGTGGCGCAAAAGCCCATGGTATTCTTGATGCCACAGGTAAGTTGGCGGCAGTTGAAGTAGGTGATAGTGCTGGCGTAGGTAGTGTTGGTGGAACACCATTCATCCCTGCTTTAGGCACTGGCTACAATCAAGCCTCTGTTAGAGTTGCGGCAACAAGTTTGACCTCAGGAGTTACAGCGGAAGTATTCCCAATATTTGCCAACCCCGGTGGTATGGGCGCAGATGCACGTTCAGACTTGAGATCGACTAACATGATGTTTAACATTAAGCCTGAAGGTAATGTTAGTGGAACATTCATTGTTAACAACGAATATCGTCAAGTTGGTCTACTTAAAAATCTAAAAGATTCTGCTAGTGGAACTAAGTTCCAACTATCACAAGGAAGAGCCGTTAAGCAACTTGTATTGACTTCTGCTATCGCAGGGGGTCTATCTTGGGCTGATGATGTTACAATCAATGGTGATAGTAATGCCAAAGCATGGATTGACTACTTTGATGACTCTGCAACACTATGGTATCATCAAGATGAGACCACAGGATTTACTCCATTCAGAGATGCTGAGACCGTAACAATCTCAGGCAAATCAGGATCTTTCACTGTTGGTAGCAGAGTTGCTAGGCAGATAGACATACACTCTGGTGAATTATTGTTCCTAAATAATCAAGCAAAGATTGCTAGAGACGCTAATCAAACTGAAGATATTAAAATCGTTATTAAACTTTAAGGGTAAACCATGGCTACTAATCTTACTAGTACAACATTTTTAAGCGAGTACAATGATGACTATAGAGATAGTGATCATTACCATCGTATATTGTTTAATAACGGCAGAGCACTACAAGCACGTGAACTAACCCAATCTCAAACCATAGTTCAGCAAGAGCTTAGTAGACTTGCGAAGTTCATCGTCAACGAAGGTGCTATTTTCAACAACAGTGGTAATCTGGCTTCTGGTGTCAATGCATTTTCATACACATACTTAAAAGTTAGTTCTCTTCCATCAGGATTTGCACAGTTAAAAGGCACAGAAATAAACGATGGCGATTTGTTTGCTGTTGTTAAAGAAGTAGTAGCGGCAACTGGTTCTGATCCCGCAACACTATTTGTAAAAATGACTAAAGGTAAAGCTGGAGGTTCTTCTACAGCAACCAATACTTCAGTATCAAAACCATTCAGTTCAGGCTCAACTCTTACTACGACTTTAGGTAATGTGACTATCCTAGCGGCAAACGATGCTGTGGGCAAGTCTTCTATTGTAGAGATACCACAGTTCGATACATTTGCTGGACAACATTTAGTTATGGTCGAAGCACAGACTTTAGTTCTTTCAAAGTATAGTGCCGTATTTTCAGGAACTGTTGGATTTAAAGTAGTAGAAGAGATTGTAACTACCGCTGATAATGTAGCACTCTTTGACAACTCAGGATCAACACCCAACCTAACATCCCCCGGTGCGGATCGTCTACGAATAACTTTGACTTTGACTACTAAGGCTGATATTACATCAAGTGATACTTTCTACGAAGTATACAAGGTTCGTAATGGTGCTGTATCTTTAACAAGAACTCCTGATAAGATCCTATCTAAAATAGGTAGCATTATTGATGCTAGAACATATTCTCAATCAGGAGATTTTATTGAACAAAGAGTAACAGGTGAGTTTGATTTAAATATCATAAAAGATAGCGACAACGATTTCTTACAGTTTAAAGTCTCTAGTGGCACAGCATTTGTCAATGGTTCTCGTATTGAAAGAGATTTTAATCTACCACTTAGAGTGCAAAAGCCCAGAAGTCTTACTAATGATTTGCTGACTAGAACTACTGAGAAAGTGGGAACTAACTTAGGTAACTTTGTTCAGGCTGATAGTGCTTTCGGTCTAGTAGGTTACGTTGAAGACTTTACAGAAGTTAACCTATACAGTGCGGTCAATAGAGGTGGCACTAACTTCGGAACTGCACGTGTGCGTGGCATACAACTTATACAAACAAACTTCCGTATTAATATATTTGATATCAAGATAACTAATACAGCATTTAGCACAGGTGATATCAGAAGTATTGGTGTCGATGCGAACAACTATGCGAACTTAAAATCCATTCAAAATAGATTTGATGTTTATAATAGAGAACAAAATGATCTGTTATTTGAGTTACCTAGTTCAAGAGTACAAGAGATAAGCACTGTGACCGCTGTTATAGGCACTGTATATACAGTCAATAAGACAGGAAGCACTGTAGTTATTAATGCTGGAACTGATACGTTTACAGAAACAGCCGATTGGTTATATCAAGTAAATACTGGTGGAGCATTATCTACACCCACAGTATCTTTAAATAGTGGTAACACTCAGGCCACAATTTCTGGACCAGCAACTGGTAATGGTCATGTCATTGCTTATCAGAATAAAACTCTGACACGTAAGAATAAATCTCTAAAGCCAAGCACTGCCGCATCATCTTGGGAATCAGAAACCATATCATTAAGTAGTGGAGTATTTACACTCGCCAAAGCAGATATCTTTAGGTTCTATAAAGTAACAGACGCAACAACTAGTGAAGACATAACCTATAAGTTTGTTTTAGATAATGGTCAAAGAGATAACTACTATGGCCCCGGATCAGGTAAACTAAAGTCTGGTGTTTCAGCACCCGCTGGAAATGTTACAGTTCAATACAAATACTTTCAGCATGACACACCATCAGCAACAGGCTACTTTGGTGGAGCCGCTTCTTATAGCGATGTTACCTTTAGCGAGATACCAAAATATACTACAACTCAGGGTGAAACACATCACCTAGCAGATGTAATAGATATGAGATCTTTACAAAATCCTGCAAACTCAACTTTCTCAGGTGGTATTGCTCGTATAGAAGATCTTCCTAAAAGTCAATCTACTATTAATGTAGGAACTGTTAAGTATTGGTTGCCTAGAAGAGACATATTAACACTGTCTCCTTCAGGGACATTAAACTATCATAAGGGGAAACCCTCTTATAGTATGAATGAACCTACGGGTATAAACTCAAGAGATATGCGCCTCTATGATATAGCATTAAATCCTTTTACTTTTAACGAAGAAGACTTAAGCGCATCTCGTTACGATAATCGTGGATTTAAAATGCAAGATCTACGTCAAATGGAAAACAGACTTAACAACGTTGAAAGACTTTCTGCTTTAACATTAATGGAAGCAGAGCTTGCTTCATTAGAAGTCTACGATCCAACCAATGCTACATTTATTAGACAGACAGAAGGTATCACAGGAGATAACTTCAGTGATGTGCGTCAAACTGCATGGTATGATGACGATTATAGGGCAACCATTCACAATGATGCTAATGAACTTATGCCACTATTTTTCAATAAGTCTGTTAGTCTATCATATGACTCAGATTTATCTTTAGATACTTGTGTAATAAAAGGCAATAACATTTGGCCTAAATATACAGAGGTTGTATCAGACTTTGGACAAACAGAAGCTACTGGTGTGATATCAGTCAATCAGTTTGATCTTCCACAGAGTGTGGGTACAGCCGAATTAACTCCAGATGGAGATCATTGGACAAACAAAAGAATAGTGGATAAATCATATGCTTCACAATCCAACTCTTCACTATTGCCAGATGGCACAACAGAAATAAGTTCACAAGGTACTACTACAATAAGTACTGGCTCATATAGTTAAATATTAAGGTAAAGATATGCCATACAGAACAGTAAATAAAACAGGAACTAGAAATGTTACACAGTCGAGAGATGTTGTGAAGCAAGATAGACTTGGCTATACTGAGATTGAAGTACATAGACCTAAGATTATGTTTTTCGAATTTCAAGGATTAAGACCCAATACACCTCATTGGATTTTCTTTGGTGATAAACAGATTACCAAATACTGTAACACTTCTTATAGTTTAACTGACTACACTTCTGCCGCAAGAGATTCTAACATAAAAGAAACAGGAGATGCTTATGTGGCATCAACTTCTTTTCCAACCGCTCTTGGTGGCGCAACAAATGGTGGAGCAAATAATCCTTTAATAAGTGGTTCTGATGGATCATTAAAAGGATTATTCTATCTACAATCTAATGCCGCCTTGAACTGGAATACTAAAACAGATGGCACAAACTTTAGTGCGCTTGATGTTTCAGTTATGTCTAGAAATGAAGCACTATCCTATGCGGCAACTAAGTTTTTTGCTAATGGTCAATATGAAGATTGGTATCAGTATAGTGTTAGTGAGTCTAAATCATTCTCAGAAACATATAGTTATACTGAGCAAGAGTTTTATAATGATCCCCCTTCTCCACCAGCAAATGATGATCCGGGAAGAAACGATAATCACACAGCACCTGTGATATCATATAAAACAACTCACACAGGTAAAACAGTATATCATAACTACTATGATAAAAAAAGTTATGTGAATGATTTCAAAAAGTCTGGTGGCACAGGTAGTGGTGCTGATAATACCTTTGCTGTTGCTACTGGAACATACAAAAGATCAATGGGTGGCTTCTAATGACTGGTATTTTACAACTAACAGAACAGAAAAGTCCTACGGCACAAACCTTTGTGGTTGATGAGGCTAGTGTTCTAACAGGCATTGGTATTTTCTTCTATTCGGCAGATACTACTTTACCAATCACTTTGGAACTTAGGCCAACTACTGAGGGTGGACAACCTTCTGGAAAACGATACGTCCCCGGAAGTAGAGTAGTAGCAACGGCGGCGGCTGTTGGTGCTAAAGCGGCTACAACATTTTCTGCGGCAACAGAATATAAGTTCGAGTTCACGTCTCCTATATACGTTCCTAGTAATACATTATTATCAGTGTGCATTTATTCTTCTGCATCAGGTGATACATACAAAACTTACTTTGCAAAGAATGGAGATTTTAACTTTGGGACTACTACAGCAAGGTATAACTCTACAGTCAATACTTCTAACGGAGCACTGTATGCGTCATCTAATGGCACTACTTGGGAAGGTGATAATAATAAAGACCTGACCTTCAAAGTATATAGAGCACAGTTTGATACTTCACTTGCGGCAACTGCTAAACTCAAAACTAATATCCCACCTGTGAAAAAACTTACAGAGAGTTTGATACAAAATCAACTAGGCGATTATGTTTTTGATCCCCTAAGGTTCACCGCTGGTGATTCAGATCTTTCTGTCTTACACCCCGCACATGGATTTAGAGTTGGTGATGTGGTTACTCTATCTACAGATGCTAGTGGTTTTGATTCAGCGGGAACAGTAAATGGTGTAAAGGGTAGTAGTATTCTTGGTCAAAGAACTATCACTAAGGCTGATCCTTTTGGATATACATTCAAGATGGATTCAGCAAGTGCGACAGCATCAATAAGGGCTGGCGGCACAGGACTATATGCTACAGAACAGCATGAGATAGATGAGATGATGTTGAAACTCCCATTCATGGCTCCACCAAGTACGAATGTTACAGCCTCAGGAAACTTCACTTCATTAGGTGCTTGGCAAGATACTGCCACTGGATATAACGCTGTAACTAATGTAACTCTTAATCTAGACAGACCCCAACTACTTAGCACACCTTCAGTTATTTCCGCTAAAAAGCAAGAAGCCTTGAAGCTAAGTGGTGCGGCATCTACTAATATTACAGTTAACATGAATACAAGTAACGCAAACGTAGCACCATATTTTAATATCAACACTGCCTCTCTTGAAACAGTTTCTTTCTTTATTGACCATCAGCAAGATAGCACTGGAACTCTTACTAATAGAAACAAGATCTCTACTGTTGCATATACGGCTGAAACAAATGCTGTTGGTGGAACAAACGCAAGTAAACACATAACCACGCCTTATGTTCTTTCAAACTCTTCAACATCTATTGTAGCACTTGTTGATGCGGTAAGACCTATCGGGGCAGACTTTGACGTTTGGTTTAGAACTAGTTTAAACTCTACTGGTGCAAAACTTTCTGAAAAAGATTGGACAGTATTTTCTAAAGATAGTAGGACAACTAAGGGTAATAACTACATTGATATTCCACCTTCTGATAACCTAAGTCTGTTCTCAGAGTATGAGTTCAATGTATTTGATCTTGCGGCTTTCGATGAATACCAAATAAAAATAACAATGAACGCTGAGAAATCCACAAGAATTCCACGTTTCGCAAACTTGAGAACAATAGCAACATCATAATGACTGATTATATACCTGTGAAAGATTACCCTGATTTAGTCAGAGATCCCAATACTAATATGATTTTGAATATAAATAAGAGTAAAAGTAGACACAAGAGAATAGTTGAAGAGGCTAAGAAGCAAGAACGTGCTGAAATAGATCAACTAAAATCTGATGTAAGTGATATAAAAATGATGTTGCAAAAACTATTAGAGAACGGTACAAATGGCTAATTCAAAGATACCCACAGTCCAGTTAACGGATACATTCAATACTCAACGTAATAGGTTTAACTCCCTTGTTGACTCAGTTGGTGACGTTTCAACTTTAACTACAACTTCTAAAGAAGTCACTGGGGCTATAAAAGAACTTGATGCCGAATTAGGAACCATTACAGCGGGTGCCATGGGTACTACCGCAACCACAGTTTCGACTGCAATAGGTGAAATAGATGGCCGCCTAGACTCAATCAATACTACACAGTTACTATCACCAAGGATGACACTAAGCGATAGTTCAGCAAACAATATTATTCGTGGTAAACTTCAGATTGATGGGGGAATAACTTCTTTATCAGCAAGTAATCTTACTTTAGATAGTGATCTTACTGTACACGGTATAGCCAATCTAGATTCTACTAATGTTGTTGGGCAACTTGATGTTACTGGAAGTATTACAGCCACAAACTTTACAGTAAGTGGGGCTTTTACCACAGCGGGTGCTACTAGAAATGCGGCTTCTTTTGTTGTAACAAACGATGGTGCCACAGTTACTAATACTAACAGGGCTGGCCTAGCAGTTGACAGACCATCTTTGGATAGTGCTGTTATACAATGGAATGAACTAGGAGACTTTTGGGAGATAGGAACTAACCAGACTGATGGTGGTGCTTCATCTGATTTAAAACGAGTCGCTAGACAGAACGATAGTGCGGTATTCACAAACCTAATGCAAAGTGGCACTGGTGCCACTAGAATACCAGCGGGTACGACAGCACAAAGACCTTCATCTGAACAGGGTCAGATACGTTACAATACTACTAATGCTTCATTCGAAGGCTATAGCGGATCTGCTTGGTCAGGTCTAGGTGGACTTATTGATGTTGATGGTGATACTAAAGTTCTTGCTGAGAGATCGGCGGGTAATGATAGTGATACCTTAACCTTCTTCACTGGTGGCGTAGAACGTCTCAGAATGAATGATAGTGGATCAACCTTTGCTACCAATATTAGTGGCGCTGGACTCACACTATCTGGTAACATAACTATGGTTGGTGGTAGAACAGTAGATGGATATGACGTATCCTCATTGGGATCAAAACTAGCAGGGATAGAAACAGGGGCAACGGCAGATCAGACAGCCGCTCAGATTAAAACTGCATATGAGGGTAATGCTAATACAGAAGCATTTACTACTGCGCTACAAAGTAAACTAAATGGTATTGCGAATAGTGCTAATAACTTCACCTACACGTTGCCTACAGCGGCGGCTGGCACTAAAGGTGGTGTAAAAGTTGGTAGTGGATTAAGTATTAGTAGTGAAGTTCTTAGTCACACAGATACTTCTTCACAAGCATCTTCTAATAATAGTGGTAGAACATACATCCAAGATATTACACTTGATACTTATGGTCACGTCACTGGCCTTGCCACAGCATCTGAATCAGTTGTTAATACTGATACGAATACAACTTATACTGGTGGTACAAATATTAGCCTTAGTGGGACACAATTTAACTTAGATGCTGATCTTAGTGGTATTTCTACTATTTCTAGTACGGGGGATATGTTCCTGAGAGCCACTGGTGATGATATTCATATGCAAGGCACATCGTCTTCTGAAGAGATTCGGTTTGGTCTAGAGAACTCAACGCAAGAAATTCACGCTTCCGATGCGTTGACTGTGATGGCAAACACTACTGCATACATAAAATCTGGCTTCGCTATTCAACTTGGTGCTGGAAATGGGCTAATCGATCTAGGACAATATGCTGATGGAGCCGACCCCTTGTCTTTTGATCAAGATATAAGATTTGACGTTGCAACAACAGATACACTAAAAATATATACTGGCACTTCAACTCTAAACTCTACATTCTCTGGTGATGACCTAACAGTTCAGGGTGATGTAAATTCTCTATCTGATGTTCGCACAAAAGAAAACATTGTAACAGTTGAGAGTGGCTTAGATCTAGTATCACAACTACGTGGCGTGTGGTATAATAAGATTGGCTCTATCAATATACTGGATGGTAAACCAGAGGGCCGTAAAGTCGGTGTGATTGCCCAAGAAGTAGAAAAAGTTCTTCCAGAAGTTGTTAGCACTGATGGAGATGGTATGAAAGCTGTTGACTACGGTAAAATGGTTGGTGTTCTTATTGAAGCGATTAAAGAATTGAAGCAAGAAATAGAAGAATTAAAGGGTTAATTAAATGGCGTTTTTATCAAACGGAGTTCCTATAGTTGGCGGTGGCGAACCAAGATACAGTATTCCAGCAAACACAACTAGTGGTGGATGGTGGACTTACAACTCCAGTTGGCTGACATATCAACATAGCACATATTCACAGGGCGGCACAAGTGCTAGTGGGTTCGCTATTCCTAATGGTGTAAGGAAGATTTTTGTTGATATCGATGATTTCAGATTTCATGAAAACGTATCAGGTTCTGATGGGGGTCAGGGAAGAATAAGTTTTCAATTACAGAACTCCAGTGGCGTTGGTCTTGGTGGAGATGTGATTAATGCTGGAGAAGGATCTTACGAAGGACAGTTCGCCTTAGAGTCTCAACGTCCTCCAGATGGTATTGGGGGCTACCAGCCAAAACAATTTGGTAATGGCGAGCTTTCCTCTCAAAGTCGTGATGGAGCGGCGATACCGATGTATTTTGGTGGAAAGTATTATGACAACGGCAGTGGCGTTAGTGTTTTGAGTGAGGCGGTTTATCATCATTATAGAATTGAATTAACAAGATTGACTACAAGAACAAATGGTACTTTTAACAATACGTCTAATGCTCGTTGGCATATTAAAACGTCTAGTCGTGTTGGTCATGGTGGTGCAACTCAATCCAACACCTATGGAGGCAAGACATATACTAGCATCCAAAGACCCTCTACCTCTTACTATGATCAAATGGGTGATGCATACTGCCACTCATTTCCGGGAGGTCACGTTGGCGGTATTAATTTCAGAGGCGTGTATAACAAAGCTTTTCGTTTCGAGATGAATATCGAAGTAAGTTGGGATTACTGAATTAAAAAACTTGTATAAATACCCTTGACAGATTAGTAATGTATAGGTATAATAAACTATGGCAACACCTCTTAAGTTAAAAGATGCTAATGGTAATATTCAAGAGTTAACGACTACTGAAGAGAACTATATTGCGTATCAAGTAGGACTACACTTGAGCACCGCTGATTCAGCGGAAGTAGGATCTTTGAACAGAGCCACAACTGGTGATACTGTAGGAACATATTCTAATACATTTTTTAATCAGGCTGTAGGAACACATCCCTCTACAAGCATTACCACAGGTACAACTAATACTGTAATCTATCAGACAAACGGTACGGCGGCAGAAACTGATGCCAATGTGTTTAGACCTATTATGTGGGTGGACTCAGCATCTGAAACTGGCATGAAGATGATGCCAGACATAGATCTAAATGAGGCTGTTGATAGATACTTAAGTAAAATATTTACTAACGAATACCCCGGATCATACCGACTATCCACATCAGCACCAAGTGGTGATTGGACAGAACAGCAAACGGCATTTATAGATACTAGAACTGATGGGGCTTCTATAGCACATAAGTTATGGAAAAGAACTGGTGGAACTGCACCAACGGCTGTTAAACCTATGCGTCTAAAGAACGAAGCATCCTTTGCTGGTATTCAGGAAATGTCTGATGCTGAAATTAAGTTCTCATTTGGACAAAGAGCAAAGACACGTATAGCGGCATCTAAGATAGGTTCATATCAACTCAGGAACTCTTCGCAGGGTGCTCCTACTGATACTGGAACGTGGGTTGCCAAAGGTACTGCGACTGACACTAAGAACACCACCGCTGATGCCAATTTTACAAGAGATAGTACAGTAAACTTTCAATCTAGTTACACCGCATCAGCAACAGTGGCCTATACAACAAACTATACTTCTATAACTGATCTTGCTTATATATCTGTTAGTACTGCACAATTTAGCGTAGATTATTCTAGAGATTTTGGTGGAACATTTGCCGCCACCTATACTGGTAGTTATGAAGGTGGATATGTAACAACTTATGCAAGAAATTTTGCGGCTAACTATGTATCTAACTATGCTAGTACTCAAGATGTTGGCTATTTGACTCAGTATACTAGGAACTTTACTGGAAACTTTACCAATACGTTTGCAAGTGGATACCAGAGAAACTTTACTGGAAACTTTACTGGAGCGGGACCAACTATTGCTTATACCAGAAATGTTGATGCCGGATACGAAGCTATTCGACATGATTACTATGCCGGACCCGGTGGAAATTATGAACGCCAAACCCAGTTTGGTATGTATGTTCGGGAAACTTTCAATACTTATCTCAGAACAGTGATAGAATACTATGTGGGGCCATCGGTATACGTAGGCCCATCAATACAATATAGTGGCCCAGTGATATATAGTGGCCCATCACCTGACCCAAATTACCAAACCACCGCTTTTACTCCTTTCCAAGCATATGTTTCAAATGTTGTTAACCCAGTGGCACAATACACGGCGGGTTATTATCTTGGTGAAAGTCGATTTGGACCGAATTACATAGGTCCGGCTGTCGGCGGCTACTTTTATCAAGGTTCAGGCCGCACGGCGGCTTATTTAAGGGCGACAGTGCCAGAGCAGAATTTCATAGTTAACCCCGGCAATCCTCAGGTCTATGAAAGTGGCGGCACTTTTTCAGGTACTTATACCTCCCCTCAGACAACTGGCGGGGTAAGCTACGCTAAGGTAATATCGCAGATTCAGTATTTGGCGTATAGACAGGTCGTATACGATGTATACACCAGAGCCTTCGCAAGTAATTTTTCTGGAGCGGGACCAACTGTTGCTTATACTAGAAATGTCGATCCAACTTACACCAGAAACTTTACTGGAAACTTTACTAATACATTTGCAAACCAGTTTTCTGCCACCTATACCACAACATACACTGGCGATTATCAAAAAGAGTTTGCGAACAGTTATGTAAGAGATTTTAGTGCGACATATTCTAGGAACTTTGAAGGTTCGGGCTATGTAACTCAATATGAATCTATATACACTGGAGAGTATACAACACAATATACTTTAGATTACGAAGGGAACTACGTTAATACATATGAAGGTAACTACGCAACTGAATATAGTAAAGATTTTGAAACCTCATATATAACAGACTACCTTGGAAACTTTACTGGAAACTTCGCTGGCGAGACGATACAATCTGCTAACGAAACAAACGAAACTTATACATTATACGTAAGAATATCATAGGAGATTAATATAATGAAAAAAGAATGGGTACATCCATTTTGGGAAAACGCCGCAAAAGACAGGTTAACTGTTAGATTGAATATTACACATGATGATGGTTCTTATTCAACAAGTGTTGCTAAAGTTTCCAAGTATGATATTGATGGAAAAATAACTTCAGACTATGAAGAAGTTGTAGAACAAAATACTATGGCTAAAATTAATGAGTTTACTCAAGACCGTTTAGATCGTCATAAAACAGAACGTGAAAGTAAAATTAAAAAACAAAAAGAAGTCAATGAATCTAAAAGACTTGAAGATTTATTTAATTATAAACTACAGACTTTTGAAATCCCTCAGGTAAAAGAATCTACTAATCGCACACTGAAATCTAAAATCAGAAAAGCTAAAAATGCTATTGAAATGCAAGCATATGCTACTATATTATTAATGGAGATTATGAATGAAGAAGAAAAATCCGACTAAAGGATTTTTAACTGTAGCGACTAAACGTAAACAGTTTTTGATGAGTGCCGACAATCTAAAAGAATCCCTTCTAGATCATTATCCAGAAGCAAAAATCACTCTCTTTACAGAACAACGTTTTATAGATGATCCTAGTTGTCAAAATTATTTTAGAGATTTCGATCAAGTGTTGCCTACTCCTAGTAATACTAATAGAGAAAAAATGTGGGGCATGGCTAACTCTCCTTATGATTTAACTTTCTATATGGATGCTGACATAGAGATTGTTCACAAAGATATCTCTAATGTGTTTGATCATCTTGAAGATGGTAAGTATGATATGGCTTATGTTAATCTCACAAAAGAAGGTGGCTATGGATATTTTGCTGAATGGGATTGGGGGCCAAATCTTTATGATGATGGTTGGAAAGGTGCTCCAGATCATCTTGCTCATTGTGGTGGTGTTGCATTATATGATACCAGAAATCCATTAATAAAAGAGTTTATGCTGGATTGGTATAACTTGTTTTTTAAACAAAGGGATGGTGAATGGAACCCTATAGAGTTTGATAACATTAAAGTAGGAAACTTTAGACAATGGGATCAACTTACTTTGTGGTGGCTGATTTATCATTCGCCTAAATATGAATTTCTTAAGTGGAAGTTCTTTGATGATAACTATCGTTGGAACTACTTTACGGCTTTTGGCTTGCCTAACCAGATAGGGAATGATGGTTATAACTGTCATGTGGTAGATCCTAGTAGAGATTATTGGAAGACAGATCCAGACCCCATAGTGATACACTATTCGAATTGGATGGACAAATATGGAGAAAAAGGGTTTTTATAATGAACATTAAACACAACTATGTGAGAGATATTGATCTAAAAAATAAAGAGTTTTTAGATATATTAGATGAATATAAAGATGTATTGCTTAAGAGAGATCAGCCTGATGATGATCCACTAATTGCAAAAGAACTTTACATCACTAACAAAGACGATAAAGCAGAAGACTATGTTTCAGATCAGTATCTGAAAGAGATTATGTTTATGGGTGATAGGCACGATGGATTTCCAGTAGTGTTAAAAGGATTTACTGGACTTAAGCATACTGATGGACAACATAAAGATGGAAAGATTATTAAAGAAGCTACGTCAAATTTGAACTCAAAACTTATTGAGTTTCTTTCTTGTAGAAATAATGCCCTTAATGCTTGCTATCCACCGGGTGGGTTTATCTCTTGGCACAATAATGCTAATGCTTCAGGGTTTAACATCATTATAACCTATTCAGAAACGGGTGAAGGATGGTTCGACTATTGGGATACTGAAAAGAAAGAACGTATTAGAGTTCAAGATAAGAAAGGCTGGCAAGCAAAGATGAGTTACTTTGGTGAGTATCATACTCCAGATAGCCTATGCTATCATGCCGCTTATACAGACTGTTATCGTATCACTGTATCATTTGTTTTTGCAGAGGCTGATGCATTTTGGGAAGAGGTGATTGAGGATCTTGAAACAGAAAGTTAATATAGTATGCGTCTGTGTAGGCACAAAGTACTCTAAAGAACACGTCAATAGATTACATAGAATGGTAGAGCGTAACTGTACTCTACCATTTTCTTTTTATTGTATATCGGATGTTCAGCAAGAAGTCAATACTATTTTTATCGATAAGAGTCTAGACTTAGAAACTTATTGGTGGAAAATAGAACTTTTTAATCTTGACTTTGATGACCCAACGTTGTATCTTGACTTAGATGTTGTGATACAAAACAACATAGATTATATGTTTGATGACATTGATGACACGCTGAGAATTATCAATGGTGAAGATATTGGTGAGGATTATCTTTATGATGGAACACCTGATAACATTTTAACCATCCCCACAACTAGCATAAATACATCTATAATGTTGTTATATACCAAACAGCATAAAGAAATATACGATAAGTTTATAGAAAATATTGATTATAATATCATACACTACTATGGATTAGACAGGTTCATTACTCATGAATACAGCAACCTGTCTTGTTTTGATTTCAAACGTGACTACTATCATAGGGCGAAAGGTTGGTTATCTGACGATAAGTTAGATGATGGCCTATTGAACTACGATCCTGATAGAACAATATGTATTTTATCTCAGTGTGAAGACCAACATTATAAAAGTTTAGAGAAATATTTCTTATAAATAAAGGTAAAGTTGAAAATAAATAAGAGATTTACATATGTCGCAGTACGAAGATTTCACACTAAATCAAGGCGCAGACTTTAGTATACAACTAGAGCTAGTCGATAAAA